TTACATAGACACTTATTAATGTGTCAGCATTTTAGGCACAATATTTATATGGGAAAGTATTTGACAATTACAAGGGGTAATGATATAAAAACGAATCAATTAATAGAAAGGATAAGATATGATTGACGAAATACAAGAGATGAACGAAGAGCCAACATTCGAAGAATTTACAGAACGATTGATTGGACAATTTAAAAAAGCAGACCACTTTTACATTGTACACTATTGCAAGAAAAGAGATGATGTAGAAGAACGAAGATGTTATTGGGATGAAAAATCTAGAATTTGGATGACCAGTAAAAATAAATTAGCAATTACTTGTGTTGCATTAAATAATGATGATTACACGATAGATGGATATCGAACTTTTACTAATATATTCACTATTAAAGGTTATCAACCTAAGGTGGCAACTAGTGAGGGGGTGCATTAATGGAACACGCATTTAGAAAAGGCAAGGCTTATATTTGTCAAAATCCAAGTTGTCAAAAAAAGTTCTATAAATATGGATATGGCACAAGTAGTACTATTAGATATGTTTACGGAAAAAGTGAGGCAGAACTAAACGCAAGATTAGACCATATTGAAAGTCAAGGGCAATGGCGCCGATATGAAGAGGCTCAGGAATATAGCTGGTCTGGTCAATGGTGCCAAAAAATGAGGTCAACTAGACCTGATACATATGGACCATACTTCCATTCGCAAGGGTGCATGTATGATTGGCTTAGCGATAATATAGCTGAAATTCATAATATAATACTTGCACAAAATAACAATTCTGTTAATATCCCAGAATAACATAAATTAAAGAAAGGAAATAAATTTATGGCTAAAATAAGAATGAATGACGAGTATAGGAAGAAAATTCTTAATCGTTATGTCGAACACGCAGAACAAGAGGACACTCAAGAGAGAAGGGCATATCTTGACGCAAAAGCAAGTATAATGGATTTGTATGAAAGTACATTCGCACTTGCAAAAGATGTAGTTAAGAGGTCATATCCTGATGAAGATGTTGAAACTTGTCAAACACTAAAAAACAAATACGGACAACCATTAGATGTTGTAGCAAAAGATAAATGTTTCTATTTCTCTTATGCAAAAGAAATACAACTAGATGAAAATGAATATAACAATAGAGAGTTATCAGAACATTTTGACTTTGGTTTATATGGCGATTGCAATAGTGGTGGGTATAGTGATGATAGTGGCAAAAAATTTGCTTATGCTTTATATCGAGATGAGTTAAAAGCAAAAGACTGCAACCCTGACATCTTTCCACAACAATCTGAAAATCAAGACAACCCACACAAATCTCAAGCAGTAGAAATGAATGACAAGGCACTAGGTTATGGTGGCTACTCTCATTATTCTAGTGATAGAGATAATAGCACGGGAATTGCAAAAGATTTTGATAAGCAATTCTATGTTGATATAATCGGGGTTAGTCATTGTAGGTCTAGAACTATTGCTTGTACTCAAGCTGAGTTTCAAACTTTCCAAATGTTTAAAAAGCAAAAGTATATGTTAATCTCGGCTCACGCAACATGGGTAGACACAATAACTGCACAGAAAAAAGCAATGGCAATGGGCTTAAAGGCTTATCGTTATTTAACTGAGGGTGTTGAGTTGATGACTGAGTTGGGTGTTGATTGTGATGAGGCAGATTTAATCAAAGTTAATTCAACAGGCTTAACAATGTATAACCCTCAAAATCTCGCTAGTATGATACAAGGCATGAAGAATAAAACTATGACGAGAGAACAGAAGATTGCTGAGAGATTAAAGTACGATACAGTTGTTGTATCTACTGACCAATCTCAAGTACACTAGTTTATTAGGCATGGTAGATTATATCTGTAAGTCCTAATATTATCATGGCTCCCTTGCTTTCATATCTTTGACCAAGACTCACAGGGAGCCGTGACCCAAAGGCAACAGGTGTTGTAAAAATGCAACGGCCTGCGGACTTGCGGACTTGCGGACTTGCGGACTTGCGGACTTACATAAAAGTAGGACCCTTGCGGGTTTACCAACCAGCCTTGAGCACCCACCCGGGTACCCCAGATTTATATATACAGGGGTCCCAATGCCAGCACTATATGTTTGATCTGCAAATAGATATGTGTTAAATTCATTTTCACTTTTAAAAACATAAGTGCAAAAATTTTTTAGAAATTTTTTTTCAAATGCTAACGCCAGATCAAATAAACAATCTTCCTCCAGATACAAAAAAAGAATACTTGCGCACAATGTTGCTGCTTGATGAAAAGAAAAAAGATCAAGCGGTCCGTGATGACTTTTTATCTTTTGTAAAACATATGTGGCCTGATTTTATAGAAGGCGAACATCATAAAATTATGGCTGATAAATTTAATCGTGTAGCAAAAGGAGATTTAAAAAGATTAATTATTAATATGGCACCAAGACATACCAAGTCTGAATTTGCATCTAACTTTTTACCTGCATGGATGATTGGTAACAAACCAGATTTAAAAATTATTCAAGCAACTAATAATGCAGAACTTGCAGTGCGATTTGGTCGTAAAGCAAAGTCATTAATTGACACTGCAGAATATCAACATATTTTTAATACAAGACTAAGAGAAGATTCTAAAGCTGCTGGTAAATGGGAAACAGATCAAGGTGGTGAATATTATGCAGCTGGTGTTGGTGGTTCAATTACTGGTCGTGGTGCGGACTTATTGATTATTGATGATCCACATTCAGAGCAAGACGCAATGAACATGGCTTCATATGATAGAGTTTACGAATGGTATACATCAGGACCACGACAACGTTTGCAGCCAGGTGGACGCATAATCGTAGTTATGACAAGATGGAATGTAGCAGACTTAACAGGTAAATTAATAAAAGCACAAAAAGAACCAAAAGCAGACCAATGGGAAATAATCGAATTTCCTGCTATACTGCCTTCAGGTAAACCAGTATGGCCAGGATACTGGAAACTAGAAGAGTTAGAAGCAGTAAAAGCATCAGTAAGCATACTTAAATGGAATGCACAATACCAACAGAACCCAACAGCTGCTGAAGGAAGTATTATAAAACGTGAGTGGTGGAAAACTTGGGAGAAAGAAGACCTACCTCCATTAATGCATGTCATACAGTCTTATGATACTGCATTTATGAAAAAAGAAACTGCTGACTTTTCTGCTATAACCACGTGGGGCGTGTTCCAAAAAGACGAAGATAGCGCTCCAATGTTAATATTGGTTGACATGGTAAAAGAAAGATACGAGTTCCCCGAACTACGTAAAATTGCAAAAGAACAGTATGATTATTGGAAACCTGAAACGGTAATTATAGAAGCAAAAGCTTCAGGACTGCCATTAACCTATGAATTACGTAAACTTGGCATACCTGTAATTAACTTTACACCTAGCAAAGGAAATGATAAACATACAAGAATAAACTCTGTTGCACCTTTATTTGAATCTGGTATGATTTGGGCACCGGAAACGAAATGGGCAGAAGAGGTAATTGAGGAATGCGCTGCATTCCCATTAGGTGAACACGATGACTTAGTGGACAGCATGACTCAAGCGGTAATGAGATTTAGACAAGGTGGTTTTGTAGAACATCCAGACGATTACGAAGATGAACCTCTACCACAACAACAAAGGACGTATTATTAATGGTTAAACGACGTTTATTACAAGGTCTTGCATCTTTGTTTAAAGGCAAAGGGCAGGACGCTGCAAAAACAACTCTTCCCGACACAACAGATAATGTATCAAATATATTTACAAAAAACATAGTTGATGAATTTGGTCAAGACGAAGTTAAAGAAGCTTTTCGTATACTTGATACTAGAACCACTAATCCAGAATTAGATAAAATTTTTTATAGAGCAGACGAATCAAAACTAGACGAACTTGTTAATCTTTTAGAAGGACGCTACATGAGTAGTGAACGACTGCACGCATCTCCGATAAGTTTTAGAAGACGCGGGCCGGGCGCCGCGGAGCGTTATTTAAAAATAAATGATAGTGGATCGCGGCTCACGGATTTACCAGGTGGA